TGATGATTTCATACCCATACCCATTGGTTGTATGTGAGTTAGGTGATGAGCGCAGATATCTAGGTCAGTCTTACAGACACAACAAGGATACTCTCGTACATTTTTAAGATGTTTACCGCTTCTTATTACCACGAATAGTATTCCCTTTGTCTAATAGACCATAGTATATAGCTACTTCATCAAGAGCTTCACGAAATTTTGGACCACCTTTACCTTTAGATAGTTTAAATTTTATACATAGTTCTTTAATAGTGTTGCCAAAACCACACACATATTCAACAAGCTCATAGTTATGTTGACCAACAGTAGCATGTAGTTTGTTAAGATCATCTATAGCATCAAGTTTACTGTCAGCTATTGATGGTCGAGTAGATACATCAACCTTAACACTAATCTCAGGTTTAGATATCAGTTGAGACATCTCAAACTTACGTCTAAAGATAGATCCAGCAGCATATTGCATAGCAGTAATGTGTCTGCGATAGTACATGGTCTCAATAGATGATTCACGAATGTTTATAATATGAGCAGGTTTGTTCTTATTAGGTTGAGTAACAATGATTTCTCTATTATAATTAGAGATTGGTTCATCATAATTAGGCATATAAAAAATATAAGTTATTCGAGAAAGGAATACAATGAAAATAAATGATTACAGACATAGTGCAAGTAAAGGTAATGATTGGTACAATAACCCATCACAGTGGATTTATCGACACCTATTGGGTAATAGATCAGAAACAACAGCTCGTATGGGAATGGGTAATTCAGCAGAGTTTGGATGTGCAATCAGTTTGTTCTTCGATAGGTCAGATGCTGATGTAGTCGAACACTCTACTAATCATATGGTAAGACAGTTTGATGGTGAATGGTTTGACGAAACAGAGAAGGTTGGATCTATATCTCTTAACCTAGCTCAAGGTATCAAGGAACAGTTTCCAGATGCAGGTAAACCACATCTATTCCAGAGTTACAAACGACACAAGCTACCACAGTTAGAGTATCCTATCACTACCGTAACAGACTTTGAATATGAGAATATGATTGTAGATACTAAAGCTACATTAGCAGTACCTACAGCTCCAAGAGATGATCATGTAAGACAACAATCATTGTATTCAGTTCTGTTGGGTAAGCCAGCAACACTAGTCTATGCATCACATAAGAAGTTTAGAGTCTTTGAATTAGATGAAGAAACAGTTATGAGAAATTATGCATCTATGATAAACTCATTTGAATCTTTGGAAACGTTTATGGCGAATGTACCTAACACGAAAACATTTAAGCAGATGATACCATTAAATACAGATGGGTTTAAATGGGGTCAGGAGGATCGTGATAATGCGAAAAAGATATGGAACGACTAATGGCACGAAGCGATTAGGATTAACACAAATAGCGAGGAGAATAACAATGGAAAGTAATCAATCAATAGGTGTAGTAGATTATCTATCTGCACCAAAACCAGGTAAGGACCAATGGTTTATGCCTTGTGTATTAGAAGGTAGTGGAACTAAGATAAAGTTCTATTGCAAGTTTGATCCACAAGTATCTGTTGGAGATAGAGTGATGGTACATTATGGACAAGAACGTAATGGTAATGCTACTGCATTCAAAGTAGAAAGACCTGACGTTGATATAAGTGCTGAACCAACAGGAGCTAAACAATCATCACCAAACAAATCATCTGCATTACCACAAGATATGATAGCTGTAGGATTGGCTGGTCGAATCACCGAAGTACTTATGACATTACATCATGAGAAAGGTGTACAATTAAAAGATCCATCAGGCGAAGTTGCTAAGTGGATTAAGATAGGTGTAGATGGTTATAAAAAATCTACACAAAATGTAGTAGATGAAATCAAAGATGCGTTTCCTGGTGCTACTGTAGAATCAGATGACGATATAGATGATGATGTACCATTCTAGAAAGGAGTAAGTATGACAATCATTACACGAGAAGGTATGGAGAAAGCTCTCCAACAAAACTACGACAATGAAGATACCGAAGCAGAACATATAGCTCAAGCTAGTTATGTTAAAGAGTATCTAAGAACTATACTAGCTGAACAAGTATTCCAAGCTCCCCCTGATTTGTCAGGTGCAATGAAAGAACACTGGGCTAGACAGACTGATGAATACAAACAACATCTGTTGGCTATGAAACAATCTATCTTCAGTAAAGAGAAAGATAACTTTCGTAGAAAAGATAATGATATGTATTGTTCTCAGTTCCAATCACTAACTAAAGCTGGTGCATTGTGACCGATCCTTTAGTAAAAAAAATATGTATGCGGATGTTAGAAAGATCTAATGAAGGCATAATAAAATATGGCAATACCATGCGTACTGCTGATAAACCAACCATAGATTGGATTACAGATACTCAAGAAGAATTACTTGATGCTGTAGTCTATCTAGAAAAAGTAAAGGAAAAAATGTGTTCGTGATATCAGAAGAAAAATTATGGGTAGGCGTAATTGAACAAGCTTTTCAGGATGCACAGCGACCAGAAAAGATACGGACTAGGGTAGGAGATCTAATAGATAGTAAAGAATTACACTCTATTACAACTGCTAGAGTTTGGTTAGATAGTGGATCAGAAGATTTCTATAACGTATGTCGATTAGCCAATCTTGAACCTTCTTGGGTAGAACGAAAATGGAATGAAGTTAAATCTGGTATTGATAATGCTCGTTCCAAATGGAACAAACGATTTACTAATTCATAATTTTATCACAGTGCTTTACGCCTGTTTGATCAACAGTCATCATACATCTTTCTAGTGTACAAGTATATTGTACCTGATCACCTGAGTTTCTTTCAGCTATACGTCTAGCTTCTAAACACTTTCCAATATTTTCTTGATGATACCAACCTTCAATAGTCTTATTACCACCGTCATATATATACAGGGATAGAATGATTACGGTTTCAATGATTCCCATTCTTTCTTTCCTCTAAATCTATAATACGTTCTTCATGAAACTGTATAATCATATCATTTTTTTGAATCATAGGTATTTCTAGTTCCATTTGTTCTTTAAGTTTATCTACATTCGTAGCTAAGAACTCCACCAACATAAACAATTCTTGTATCTGTGGTGAAACCATATCGCCTTTCGGTACACCTTCTATAAACTCATTGGCTGCATCTAGATCTTTATCAATTAATTGTAGTTGAGTTTCAATAGAGTTAAGTCTTTCAATCACACCGAATGCAAACCAAGCACCAACAGCTACTGCTCCAATGATTGTAATAAGATTACGCATAGGCATACTGATTGCTGTATCATCAGATATCTTCATACTTCTGCTCCGTATCTGGACTCACAATAAAACTCAAATCCTTTTAGTGTATCACCATATGTAATTATATGTGGGCTTAGTAATTCTATTTTATGTTCTGCTATATACTCATGACACTGCCAGGTATTTTTAAATGTTTCAGCTTTATATTCTCTACCAACAGTCAAGTCAGTATCATGAAATGTTAAAACTATTGTTATTATAAACCACATTATTTAATCCACTTATCAATTAGTTTTTTACCTGCATAGATATACATGATTAGTAATAGTATTAATATAAAATCTAATGTGTTAGATCCTGTATTTACTTCTACTTTACCATTATCAAAAGCAATTCTTTCATTACCTGTTATTTCAATAGACTCATTCATTTTTTACCAAAGAATTTAGTTGCACCTTTAATACCAAATGATGCAGATACAATTACACCTAGTGTATACTTGTACCAGTCAGGAGTCATAGCAAGAGCTGCAAACCCACGTTCAACATATTCCACAGTAAAAGGAAGAAAGCACAAGAGTAAAGGAATGCTAAACAATATAGTGAGGTATTCGTCTTTCCAAGACTCTTTGCTTCCTTTAATAGCTTCAACATCCCAATCGATCTCCCCTTTAATTTGTTTAGACATCAACTCAGTTTCAGCTTTTATTTTTGTAAGTTTCTGTTCAGCTTTAGCTTTGCGTGTTTCAATAACACCACCTACTACTTCACTAGCAACACCAAGTAATGGTTTAATTAACATTTGTAACATAATTATTTTCCTGTTTTATTAAGTGCTACTGCACCACCTGCTGTAGATATAGCAGCAAGAGCTGTACCTGCAGCACCTTTAAGTTCTGGATATATTTTTAAAATTTCATTTCTAGTAACAGGATTCATTAACCTAGCAAATATTAACTTTCTTTGTTTTGGTGATATGTTTATTAAAAATGTTTGCATTCTATCAATAGGCACATCTATGAAAGGTTTTTTAGATGAAGATAAAGCAAAACTATCAGATCCATAATTTAATTTAATGCCTTCATCTAACTTTCCTTTTACTATAGTATATTTATCTCGAGCTAATTGTTTTTCTTCCAATGTTAATGGTGCTGTTTGTCTACCACCCTTAAAATATCCTATTGATTGACCATCATCTGAATAACCAAGATGTATATAATCAGGTCTCCTATCATCAAAGCCTTGTTTTTTACTTATAGGATGTCTAGCAGAATCAACAGAAGCTTTTCTATATGGTACTTGTGCAGTTCTTACAACTGGTATTTTATCAGCTCTGGCTTGACCATAATTTTTAGCAACTCCACCAATATTATAATATAAACCTTGCAAACCACTAGGATCTGCTGTTGGACTTATTGGCATATTATCTACTCTAGCACCTATTACAGTTCTAAGGTTAGATTGTTTAGGTGTTTCTTTAATTCTGTATGGTTTAGTTATAGCAGCACCACCTCCAAAAAAAGGCATTTGATACATGGCTTTTAAATCTCTAGTTAATCTTTCATCACCAACAATATCACCAGCTGCACCAGCTATTCCATAAGCAGCAGTGTTTAAACCTCTTAATGCAAGATCACCTACACTTGCTATGCTTTGTAATAGTGGTGTATAGAAACCTGTATATTTTTGTACACTTTTATATGTATCAGGATCCATTCCTATTGGATTATCTAAATCTAACCCTTCAACAATGCCTTGCACTGCGAGTTTTCTTTCAATCATTTTTGTCCTTATATATTAGAGATAATAGTGCTTAGTTCTAAGCATCTTTCAGGGGTTTGCGTATACCAACGAGAGTCACGCATTTCTACTGCAGCTCTAGAAAAATCAGATTCTCCAATAGCTTTAAACATATTCTTAAATTTACCTACTCCAGCCTGTCCTAGCTGAAAACACATCTCAATTAGAATGCTTTGTACAATAGCCTTTTTGATCTGAGGTAGATCAGAGTATAGAGTGTTCTCTAAATGTTCTTCTATGAGCTTGTTTGCCCCCTTTAAAGCGATATCAAAGTCCTTATCAAATAGCTCTTGCCAGCCTGCTTCAGATTCAGGTATTTCTTCACCACCTAATATCTTATGCCCCCAACCACCAGTAAGAAACCCAAGGGTATCTTTATAAGGTTCTAATCTATAGCCTTCATGAGCTTTGATTCTAGCTTTAACAATATCCATTAGTCGAGATAGTATGATTTAATTAATTCATCTACAATCAATCCTTTAATTGTAGTTGGTTCACCAGTTGATCTTCTTGGTACTTCGGTTGCCATTTTTTCTAAAGATCCTTTTGGGTTACGATAAGTTTGTAATCTATATGTTACATCATCAGAACAATCCATACATATATCTGCATATTCAGTTCCCCATTTAGATTCAGTAAATACTCTTACTACTCTAGGTAATGCTTCATTGTCATATTGTACATTTAAATAAAACTTTTTATTATTATGAATATACTTTCTTGTAACACCTATTCTTCTATTGCTTTCAGGCTCATACATAATTGGCTCCTCAGTTAAGTTGGTTTGCTCCATTGAGTAGTTGTCTTGCGAGATTAATTGCATCTTCGCTTGTAAGTCTGTTTTCTGCATAGATTCCTCTTGTTGAATTGATATATAAATAAAGTTTATTCTTAACTATCTTAATCCCCTGCTTAGGTGTAGTCAAATATTCTAAGTCAGTTCCTTGTTCCATCGTCCGCCTTTATTTAAAACCATAGGTATCAACTTTGGGAGTCCATTTAATATAACGCCACATCC